TTGGTTAATCGGATATGCCTTCTTAACCACGTTCCTATGAACTTTACCGTATACTCAAAGGATGGATGTCCTTATTGCGATAAAATAATCAAAATTTTACAAGTTAAAGATTTTCAATTTGTGGAATATAAATTAGACGATCATTTTGACAGTCATCAATTTCAAGAAGAGTTTGGGGGTGATGCTACCTTCCCTCAAGTTATGATAAACGGACGAAAAATGGGTGGTGCTAGTGAAACTGTTAAATACCTCCGAGAACATAACATGGTCTAATGGATAAAGAAGACGTACTCATTGACATTATCGAAAAAGTTGTCAATGATGCAATGTTTGCACATAAGCACACATTTAAGATGTACGACTATCTGGTTGAAAATAATTTAACAAAAAGTGAAATAAAAGATTTCCTTAAGTGTGGAACTACACAGAATATAAGAATCACGTTAGATGACCTCGATCTTGTGATTGAAGGTGGTCATCCTGAGATGAAAGAAGCTTATCCAAACTGGTCTAGACCAGAAGCAAGAAAAATTCGTAATTATTTACATGGAATACTAATTGATGCAGAAAGATACAAAAAAGAAAAAGGCAAAAGAAAGCGTTCAAAGTTATACTCTAAATAAAGGTATAGAAATTATGTTGCCAAGGGCAAGGAGGGAAGAACAACCAATTTGGTTAGATCGCACCTTCAGTTTCTTAAATCGTTCGGTGCGTGTTAGAATAAACGTTAATCGGGGGACTAATGGAAACTAATGTAATACTTTTCTTCTCAGCAATAGGTATGGTTATTACCTTGATTCTAGGAGGAATAATTGGGTGGTTATACAAATCGACTGTAGACAAACACACCCTAAAGCGACAAATGGACAATCTTCATCCAGAATTTTTGAATGGGAACGGATCATATGTGAACGAAGAACTGTTAGCAGTTCGGTTCATGGACGAGGACCTTGACGAAGACGAGGAAGAATGATATAATATACGAAACTGTGATTTGAAATGGCAAAAAAATTACCAAGCGATGCACTAGTTACTGAAATCCTTCAAAAGGTTTCATCTGCTAAGACTAAAAAAGAAAAAGTAGATATTCTACAAGAGTATAATAACAATGGTCTTCGTGCTATATTGATTATCAATTTTGATGAATCATTAAAATTCCTTCTACCAGAAGGAGATGTACCTTTTACTGCTAATGATGCACCTGCAGGTACAGATCATACTCGTATAGATCACGAATATCGTGGATTATACAGGTATTTTAAAGGTGGAGACAGTTCCATCAAATCTATGAAACGTGAGCAATTGTTTGTTCAGTTATTAGAAGGACTTTACAAAGATGAAGCAGAAATGCTAGTTCTTGCATGTAATAAAGACTTACAAGCTAAGTATAGAGTTACTAAAGCAGTAGTCCAAGAAGCATTCCCATCTATTGAATGGGGAAATAGAGGATGATTTGGGAGAGTAATGATGAGGTAGGAAAAGTAAAAGAAAAATATTCTCTTACCGTCCTACATGTTGCTTGTACTCCGAAAGAAGCAAACAACAAAAAGTTACCTACCAATTCTTACCTAGTTAATTATCTAGATATGAAAAAGGGTTCCGAACATTACGAAGATCATTATGATGTCGTAATTGGTACTAAAGTAAATATTTTTGATTGCTATTATGACAAAATCGGAAAAAGACTTAAATCAATCGGATTCACTGGAGGATCTGTCAATCCATCCCAATTCGATTCCAAGGCATATCTCAAAAAAAGCAACTGATCTTTTTTCAAAAAAGAATTCAGACTTTAATTTTGAGTCTAAAACTACAGATCTAGACGATCTTGCTGACGAACTATTTGATGCACTATATGACCATACTAATAAATAATGAAATAGACCTATTGACTCACTTAAGAGAATACGAACGCATTGCCAATGGGCAAAATCAGGAAACTGAGTGTATGCGTTCTTTTATGCTCTTTTGGAACCAGTATCCAGTTGGGTCGGTAGAAATAGTAAACGAATGGATAGGATTTAGAACCCACCATGAAAGACAAAAAAGCAGCAAAAAAATTAATAAAACGAGCCAAACTACATCCTGAGTGGTATACCAAGCAAGAAGCATGGTATGCGAAAATGATTAAAAAACAAAATGAAAGTAACATTACTAAGCGTGACACCAAGGGCAGAAGAGACCATGGGTTACGTAGCGAGAGTGAGCAATCCCAAGAATCAAACAAATCCAGTAGTAGCTGGTTTGTTAGGTTATTGCATCAAGCACGGTCATTGGTCGGTCTTTGAGCAAGCACATATGACAGTTGAAATAGAGACAACTAGAGGTCTAGCTGCTCAAATTTTACGTCATAGGTCATTTACTTTCCAAGAGTTTAGTCAGAGATATGCTGACACTAATCTCCTATCAGAGGAGATCCCCGTACCTGATCTTAGAAGTCAGGATTTAAAAAATAGACAAAATTCCATAGATGATATCCCCAAGAATAAGAAGGAAGACCTTCAGAACAAGATTGCAGAACATTTCGTTGAGAGCATGGATCTCTACAATGAACTCCTCGCTTCGGGCATTGCGAAGGAGTGTGCGAGGTTTGTTCTCCCGTTAGCAACACCTACTAGGTTATACATGACAGGAAGTGTTCGGTCATGGATTCACTATATAGATTTACGTAGTGCACATGGAACTCAGAAAGAACATATGGATTTAGTACATGAAGTTAGGCAGATTTTCAAACAACAGTTTCCTATCTGTAGTAACGCATTAAATTGGGAGTATAAGTAATGCCATTATATCCAGTAAAGAATTATAATACAGGTGAAGAGAAAGAACTTAACCTTACAATCTCAGCATATGAAAAGTGGAGGGAAGATAATCCCAGTTGGGAGAAGAACTGGCAAGCAGGAACTATGTCTGCTGTCAGTGAAGTTGGTGACTACCAAAACAAACTTCCACAAGGTTTCAAGGATCGCTTGAACAACGTCAAAAAACATCATCCCTACGCTAACTTCGAGAAAATTTAAGTATGCCCGTAAAAAGCAAGAAGCAACCTACAATGGTTGGACTATCAACAAGACAAATGAAACGCAAACCAATCGGATCAGACCACTTAATTGATATTAAACCTCTTACACCATCACAGGAGAAGGTGTTTGATGCATGGCAGAATAATAAGCATCTATTTTTATTTGGTGCAGCAGGAACTGGTAAATCATTCATTACCATGTATCTTGCACTTAGAGATATACTAAACGAAGCAACACCTTACAAAAAACTATACATCGTAAGGTCATTAGTTCCAACTAGAGAGATTGGTTTCTTACCAGGTGACCATGAAGACAAAGCAAACTTATATCAGATACCATATAAAAATATGGTAAGATTTATGTTTGAGATGCCTGATGATCCATCATTTGAAATGTTATATGGCAATCTAAAAGCACAGGACACAGTATCGTTCTGGTCTACATCATTCATACGTGGAACAACCATTGATAATGCTATCGTTTTAGTTGATGAATCCGAAAACTTGAATTTTCATGAATTAGATAGTATAATAACAAGACTTGGTGTTAATAGTAAGATTGTCTTTGCAGGTGATGCTGCTCAGACTGATTTACAGAAAGCACATGAGAAAACTGGTATCATGGACTTCAAGAAAATTATTGATGACATGGATGAGTTTGAAAGCGTTGAATTTGGCATTGACGATATCGTGAGATCTGGTCTAGTCAAATCTTATTTGATTAGCAAAATAAATCTTGGACTTTAAACATTTAAACATACATAACTTTCCAGAGTTAACAGCAACAACTACAAAAGAGGGTAGGAGGTATTGTGTTGGCGATACTTTCTATCCTTCTGTTACTACTGTCATAGGTCATTCTAAAAAGAAGGCTATTATGGCATGGAGAAATAAAGTTGGTGAAGAGGAAGCAAATAAAGTATCTAAACGTGCATCCACTAGAGGTAACAAGTGCCATAAGTTATGTGAGTTATATCTTAGTAATGAATCTATAAGCAAGTATAAAGATGATCCACTATCCATGGGGATGTTTTACCAGATAAAACCCTACCTAGATAGTATTAACAACATACATGCCCTTGAAGCACCTTTAAGTTCTAAGGTACTAAAATTGGCAGGTCGAGTGGATTGTATTGCAGAGTATAAAGGAGAACTAGCAATAATAGATTTTAAGACATCAACTAAGACGAAACGTGAAGAGTGGATACACGACTACTTTGCACAAGAGACAGCGTATGCTATAATGTTTCAAGAGTTAACTGGATTAATGCCAAAGAAACTCGTAACTATAATTGCCTGTGAGACGGGTGAACCGCAAATTTTTGAAATCTATGACAAGTTTAAGTATGCTAGAGAACTCAAGCAATACATCGACACCTATAAAGGAGCCTACGGTGAGTGGTAAAATTGATGAGGTCTTTGAAGAGAATTTTATGACATCAGCAAAGTTTTCAGTGGAGATAGAGAAGATTGTAAAAGATTCTACTCTTAACTACATTGAAGCTGTTGTCCAATTCTGCGAAGATCGAAATATAGAAATGACTGGTATCAATAAATTGATATCAAAACCATTAAAAGAGAAATTAAAATATGATGCACAGCGTCTAAATTTTATGAAACGTACAAGCAAGGGATTTTTGAAACTGTGACAGGATTTGAAGTTTACAAGATGTATCTTGCTCTGAAACTTCATTTCACTTCCGACACTTACGATTATTTCCAATACGGTGGAAATGCTAAGGCATCACAGGTCTCGTTTGATCAACGAAAAGATAAGTTCTTTTTTGTCAAACTCTCAAGAAAATTCAAGAACTTCGAGTTACGCGAATTTTTTGTAGCTAACTTTATCACAGAGGACAAGGTATATCCTGCAACTCTAGTCAGAGAAGGTGCCAAGAATTATTCTGAGTATATCAAACGCAAAGAATCTCTGAGTTATAGGTTCAAAGAAGATATTGAGACACTATATGATATATGTGATAGGTTTGATGATCTATTCAATGTAACATCGGTTCACCCCCCCTTGATAAAAGCACAGTTAGGTGGTAAGATAAGTATAGAAACACTCACAATATTCAACAAGATCTTCCATTTTATCTCAGATTTTGATAAAACTATCAGTGACGAGATAGTCTGGAAACCACTCCGTAACAAGGTGGTGAAGTACGACCCATTCCTGAGTGTGGACTTGGGTAAATATAAGAGTATCATCAAATCACAGTACGTATGAAGTTTTTTGAGTCTGATTTAGTTAAACAAGAATTAAACAGAATGCAAGATCTCTATCTTGAAATTAACAAGATGGGGTTGATGCTTACAGCACCTCAGAAGAAAGAACAGTTGTCTAAGATGATCGAACTGATCAATCTCCAACAGACTATGTACATGCGTGTTACATTATCTGACGACCCTGATGCCAAACAAATGGTGGAGCAAGTCAAAAATGCTGCAACAATGCTTGGTATGAATCCAAGTGATGTTAACCACACATTTTATGATACACTTAGAGACAATGTACAAGAAATGATCAAACAATTACCTACATAATACAATGCATTTAATTTATATTGGAATAGCAATCGTACTGATTGTTACTATAATTTGTACCTTAGTTTTATACGATCCACACTCATGAGATTAGCTGTACTGTGTTCTGGAAATGGAAGTAATTTCGAGAATATAGTGCGAACGTGTAGATCTGACGAAGTTGTGTTAATGATTCACAACAAACCCAAATGCGGTGCATCAAAGAGAGCAGAGAAGTTAGGAATACCTCATTCATATATCGAAGCGTCCAACGAAACTAATATGATTCGTCTCATTCAAGCATGGAATGTAGACCTAATTGTCCTTGCAGGATGGATGCGAATTGTTACAAAAGATTTCGTAGACGCATTTCGTGGTAGAATAATCAATGTTCACCCCTCTCTCTTACCTAAGTATAAGGGGTTGCATGCAATAGAACAGGCAATGGAAGCAGGTGAAACTGAGACTGGTGCTACTGTTCATTACGTAAACGAAGAACTCGATGGTGGTGAGATCATCATCCAATCTTCAGTACCTATATTACACAATGACGATATCAAATCACTTACCAAGGCGATTCAGCGAAGAGAATACGCCATCCTTCCAGAGGCTATCAAACATGTTAAGCAACAACTACAGAAACAAGATAGTGGATATCTGTTGCAGAATGATATCTACCGATGGGACGGTAGAATTAAAAGAAAGGATTTGGATGAACAAGTTATGCGATCATAACAAGTCCGCATCAGCACTTGCAGGTGCTTTATTATGTCCTGATTATATACCACATGACTACGAGTAATGATCTTTGGGTAAACTACAAACAAGTATTGTTTAATACCTTTAAACTAGAAGCACCTGATACTGAGTTGTATTGGGAAGGAAAACGTAACACATCTCTTGTAGCGAAAGAGTGGCAACATAAATATTTTTTGAAAGCTCGTGAGGTAGAAATTTACAATGAAAAGTCTAGCATTTACAACAACATCCTCTATCCTAAAACTGGCAGTAATCTGCCCTGTTTTGGCATGGATCTTATGGGAT